AGGGCCTTCATGCCGGCTTCTGCCTTGGCAATGATGCTTTCGGTCATGGCATAGGCGCGGTCGCTAGACTTGCGGCTGGCGATGAGGCTCTTGGCAGCATTTTCAAGCATGACCTTACGGTCATTGTTCCTGATTACGCTTTCCACGATTGCATCAGCCTTTGCACGACGTTCGGCAGCTGCTTCGGCCATGGCGGCAGCCTTCTTGTCCTTGGCTTCCATCATAGCGGCAACGCTACGAACGAAGTTCTGTGCAGCGGCAGCGGATTCGTTGGCATGGGTCTTGGCAACGTATTCGGAGTGGATGCTGTCAAGGGCGGATTCGAGCATCGGCGGAAGACTGTCGTCATTGGCAGATTCTACCTTTGCGCCGTCCTTGTCCTTGTCGTCTTCCGGCTTCGTATCGTCGGCAGCAGGTTCCGTAGCGGCGGGTTCGCCACCTTCCGGCGCCGGAGTTTCGGGGGCAGGCGATGCGTCAGTGCCCGCAGCCGCACCAGCACCATCGCCGGAGAACATGTTGTCGTCAAGTTTGTCGAGACCGGCAAGCGCGTCGTCAAGACCGGCGGTGTCGGTTGCTTCCGGCACACCGGCATCGGCAGCCGGAGCCGGAGCCGGAGCGGCATCAATATTGTCAAGGGCGCTGTTTGCGGCAGCAAGATCGTCGTCGCTTACGCCGATGTCAGCAAGGCCGAGAGTTCCGTCACCTTCCGGGCCGGCAGCGTTCGGGTCTGCAGGCGGGACATCGTCCGGCGGGAGAAGTCCGTTAAGGTCGTCAGCCGGGGCGCTCTGTTCAGTCGGGAGACTCGGCTCCGGGGTCGGGGCAAGAGGGGGGACCTCGGGGAGCGGTCCGGTCGCGGCATTGGCCGTCGGGTTGCCGAGCTGATCGACAGACGGGCCTTGGCCCTGAACGCGTCCCTGAGCTTCCTTCGCCATTTCGCTGACAGCGCCATCCGGGTTGAGCTCGGTCTTGTTCTGTTCGGCGAGTGTATTGACGGTCTGCATCACCGTATTGGCAAGAAACGATTCAACGTCGCCCTTTGCGCCGGTGCGCATCTGAACCGTGGCCGCGATTGCCGGGATGTCGGAAATTTCAATCTTCTGGTCCGGGAGCTTGTTGAGCTCGGAAACGAACGCCTGCGTAATCATCTCGCGACCTTCCTCGGTCTTGGTGTCGTCACCAAGCGGAGCGAACGAGTCCCCGAATGTCTGGGGCTGGTCGTTGGCGGTCACGCCAAAAATGTCGTCAAGCGTGAGTTCCTTGTTGTCTTCCGGCGAATAATCATCAACCGGCATTCCATCAGTGATGGATTCAACCTTGGCAAGGTCATCATCCATTGCGAGGATAGAATTGACTTGTTCCTGATTGGTCATAGCTATTGTCCTTTCACCGGACACTGCCGGTATCGTGTTTTGTAAGTTAGTTTAGAAGATGTCGCTAGTTTTCATCATACTCTATATGGAGCTGAGGGACGGCATAGCCGGGTTCGGCATCGCCGGGCACTTCCAGCTGCAAATAGACGTAGTCGGTCTCGCCCGCAAGCAGCGGGTTATACACGCCACCGCCCACGCGGCACATGTTATACTGGCCGCACATGAAGAGCGGGTGGTTATATACCACGTTGCCCATGTACGGGGCACAGACGCACTGGTAACCGCCGACCATCCGGCTCGCCTTCAGGGCGGCCTCGACATCGATCGTAATCTCCTCCTCGTCGGTCCCGCCATTGAGGACAATGACGCCGTCGGTCACGACATCGTTGATGTCGGAAGCCATCGGGGAGTTGAAGTTCCCCACCAGGCGCATCGGGAAAGCGCTCCCGGTGTGGTTCACGAAGTGGTAAATGCAGCCCGGATCAAAAATCAGCTGGGGCGCCCTTACCCCGTTCAGGTAATAGACGAAATGTCCGCAACCCTCGTCGCGGGCCTCGACATCGAACGAGATTACCGGCTTCTCGCCCGGCTGGGTGGTCGGTTCCTCGGTGACCTTGTAGGTCAGGTTATCCCGGTTCTGGATGAACCAGCGGTGCGGAACGTAAGCCGGCTTGCCGAAACCCGTGGCGCTGTTGTAGAGGGGAACCCAGAATACCATGTACCCGCTGTTCGGGTGTTCCTTGCCGTCGAAGTTCGGGATGCGGTAGATGAGGCCCGCCGGGTATTTGGCCATGAGGTTGTCGTCACCCTTCTTCACGGTAAGCGTGAGAAGTTCGCCATCGACGGTCTTCTTGACGGACACATAGGGAGCGCCGAGCAGTTCCTGCGTCCCATCTTCCTTGAGGCCGAGGAACTCGATGAAATTGGCCGGTTCCTGGGTGTAATCCTCGCTACGGTTGAAACTGCGGTTGAGGAAGGTAACGACGATATCCTTCTCGCTGTCAGTCTTGGTAGCGACCGGCACAGCCACCTGACGCTCGCCATTGAGCGCAATCACATTGCCGAACCCGTAGTCCTTGTATTCCACCGTGTACTCGGACACCCCGAGCGACGGATCGGGAACCTGGCCATAGAGGCCGGCGACCGTGAGGTAGAACGGGTGTTCCTTGCTGAAATCCCAGATGTTGTGGATGGCCTTCTGCGACTTCGTGTTGGTCGGCTTGGAATAGCCCACGGAGTTGCCGATACGGAGGATGGGGTGAACCTTCCCGTCCATCGGGGGTTCGCCTTCCGGGTAAATCCTTATGTTGGAGAGCTGGACGTCGGGCGCCTTTTCGAGGTGGATCTTGAACACGCACTCCATCGAGTATGCGGTGCACTTCCTGTCCTCCTCGGCATAGATACAGTAGTATGCCGCCTCTGACGCGTCATCCGCCGGGATGACCCTTCCACCGAGACGTTCGGACGAATAAACGGCGGGCACACAAGTGTCCACCCTCTTGATGCCGAGGGAAGAAACGAGGGTTCCGAAACTCCCGTCCTTTCCCGTGTATTTACGTATGATTACACCCGCTGCCATCAATAAACCGTCGTTTTTCTCCAGTTTATAAGCGGGAGGGGCTCTAAATGTCTATGATGAAGTCCTCGTGGGTCGTCGTTACGATGTCCCGTTCGATTTTCCCATTGACCACCTTCACCGTGTCAGCCTCGGAACGTCCCTCGCCCGGGTAGCCGGACGGGTTGCAGAGTATGCGGATGTGCGCACCGGACGAGTTCACCCAGTCACAAATCTTCTGGTCGTGAATGTGGCCACATATCCAGGTCGTCCCGTCGGGCAGCAAGTCGAGATACTTCTCTCCCTGGTAGTAGAAGAAGACATTCCCGCGATTGTTGCGATATTTCCAGTTCACGCCGACCTGAAACGGGGCAAAGTGCGTCATCACAATCTTCGGCGCAGCCTTGCAAAGCCCGGTAAGCATCGCATCATAGTAGTTCCATATCTTGCCCGGTTCCTGGTTCATGTAGCGCCAGTTGCGACCGTCGAACCACGACCTGCGCCACGCGGTCCGGTAATCGAACCCCGGCATGGCATCGCATTTCAGATCGCACATGCCCATGCACCCGGCGATGCCGTCAACCTGCCGGCCCTCGATTATATGGACATTGTCATACTTCAAGTCCTGCATGAGAATAGCATCCAGCTTGTCCTCGGACAGTGCAAACTTCGCGTTCGACACATACGGGGTGGCGTGGCGCACGAGAATATCATGGTTGCCCACGCAGATATAGACCTTCTTGTATTTCTTGGAAAGCCATTCCACCGCCTGGACATACGACTGGTAGTCGTTGGCTATGTCGCCGGCAACTATCAACGCGTCAGTAACAGGATATTCACGGAATTTCCACAGCCAATCCATCGTTTCCGGGACCACACCCTTTCCCGGGTTAAGTCCCTTCAGCCGTTTCGGGTCAACGGCATTTTCAAACCATGTATCAACATGTATGTCGGATAGAATAAACGCTTTCATATTCCAAATCTACAAATTATTTCCTTCGCATCAAATCGTTGCCCATCACCTTCTTTCCGTTGGCGAGAATGGCATAGATGCGCTCGACACTCAGGCCGTTGGATCTCGGGACCTCGGTAACGTGCTCCCTGGTCAAGCTCGCCAACCGGACCCCGGAAAGCTGGGCATTGGACACGACCTTCTCGAACACGCTTTCGAGCGGGTTTCCGTTACCATCAAGGTCGCCATAGCTATCGTCGCTCAGCTTGCCCGCGCCTGTTCCCAAAGTGTTCCCGGAACCGTTGATGTCCGACTTGTCAACCATCGCACGGAGGGCATCGAAACTCATCAGCGTCTGCCCGGCAATAATGCCGAACTCGTTTTCCAGCATGTCGGCATTGTTGGCGTTCGGACCGTCGGCAAAATGGTCATACATCACCGCACCGCCATAATCCTCGAACCTGGATTTCAACTTCTCGTACTGTTCCTTGATCTGGCTTGCGGCAAGGGCATGAAGAAGCTGGGCATCGCCACCGTCAATGGTCACCGAGCCGTCGGCGTTAATCGTGTAGCCACTGAGCACCGGCCCGTCGCTGACATATTCCACATTCATACCGAGAGCCTTCGCTTCCTCGACCGTGTAGAACACGCCATCACGCTCGATACCGCGAACGAGCTTGGTCGGGGTGACCTGGCGTTCGCCGAACACGTTGCCGCCGTAATTCTGGTCATAGGCGGAACGGGTGCTCTCGCCGAACACATGGATGCGGCCATCCGCAAGCGAGATATACGCGCCACCGTCGCCGACATCGGTAAGGAACACCTTCGCCGAAGAGTAGAGGTTGCCCAGCATCGCCTTGACGAACTCCACGATGTCGGTCGTGTAATACATATCGACGATTGTCTGGTAGCTTTCCACGAAGTCGCCGGATATGAGCGACTGCGCACCGCTGAGGTTCCCGACCATGCCGAAATACATGACCAGCTGGCGGAACGCGGTCTCGTTCACCGACTTCCATTCGTAGATGTTCGCGCGGTCGGTCAGGGTGCTGCCGTTCGCGGCCATCTTCAACTGCATCATCTTGATGAACTCGATGACGTTAATCAGCGGAAGGTCGTGATGGACCTGCGTCTGGACATAGTTCACCACCTTCACCGGATCGACATAGCGCTGGCCATTCACCTGTTCAGCATCCCGATAGGTTTCCGAGCCGGACAGGATATAGGGGACGCGGTCCTTCGGCGGGTCCGCCGTCACATAGCCCTTGACATCGACGTTCACGAACGAACACCGTTCGACCGGATCCATCCGTTCAAGCAGCGCCTCGCGGAACTTCGGGGCATCCCTGTGTTCCACGCCAATCGGGAGAAACTCCCAGCAGAAGATATTGGCGCCCATGACAAGACGGCCACACCACACGACATTGAGCGGCTTCGGGCAGACCTTCGCCTCGCGGGCGTCTTCCGTGAACGCTTCCGCAATGTCAATCAGCTTCCTGAAATCGTCGCTGTCTTCCGCAATAGGCGTCCGCAGGTCATCCTGATAGATCAAAATCTTTATGCCGAGGCCATAGTTATGCCATGACAGGAACGCAGACTCCGGTCCGCCGGAGCAAATCTGCGCTTCGTCCTCTGCAGAACGCATCGTCTCGCACAGTTCGACGCGCTTGTCGCCGAACTCCGCGCGGAGAATACCGAGCAGGCTCGCGGCAGCGTCAAACACTCCCATTCCCTTGCGCATGTCGGCAATGCTCATGCTGCTCTCGTGGAATATGCACCAGCCGTCCACCCTGTCAACGACAGGTATCAGGTTGCCGTCCTTGTCGGTGTCATAGATAAATTTCCCGTTGCCGTCCATGTGGCCCTTGTAAACGTCACCCGCACGGTCAACGATTGCATACCTGGACTGGTCGAACGGGCCATAGTCCACAAATGCGCGATGGCGGATTTCGGACGCTCTCGGGAGGGACGGCATGTCGTAACGCAGCTCTACCGTAGTGCGGCTGTCGTCGTCCTTGCTCGCGGGAAGCGGGACCTTCACATTGAGCAACGTGGCACCCGATGTGAAATCGGATGCGACAAAGTCATCGTCCGTGATGTAGTAGGTCAAGTCCCCGTCCGGCGTAGCGCCATAGGAATAGACATACCCGTCGGACGCCATCAGGTCAAGAACTACCTCGTCCTGCCCGGAAATGTCGCCCGGCTTGGCATCGCCCTCTCCCTCGATTGCGGACGGTACGGTAACGACATAGCCGTCGGTAGAATTTCCCGTAATGGTGGCCGTCTGGCCGACCGGATAGGCAGTATAGGTATCGTCCACAAGCTGCGGATATTCCGCATAGATGTTCGTGTCTATCATGCGGACTTCCGCCCAGCGGATGCCGATGAACTGCTTCACCATGCGGTGACGGGTAAACCCGAACCGACGGTAGCGCTTGCGCACCTTCTTGTACATCGACACCGCGACCATGAACCTGGCCGGAACCATCTTGAAGTTGAGCCCGGCGAAACCGCCATACATGCTCGACTTGTTGTTGAACACGCTTTCATGGGTGATATACTCGTAGTAGCGAATACGCTCGATGGCAGTCTTCAACCGCCCGAACGCATCCTTCGCGTCCTCGTATTCTTCCTTGCGAGTGGTAAATTCGAGGACGGATGCAGCTGCAGCCGCGGCGCCCCCGATAAGGGAACCGGCAAACAGTTTCACCTTCAAGTCGTCGAGCCAGTCGCGCCATCCGGCGAGCATCTTCTTGTATGCCCCCAGGACCGTATCGGCAAAATACGGCATGGACACGTCAACATCGTTCAAGTCGATATCGTCGTCATACTGGTTATGCGCTGCCGCATAATAGTCCAGGCTGGTCACATACCGCTTCCCGTCAGTATTGAACAGGGCTTCGCCCAGCGGAAATTCCGTCTCGTCCACGCCGAGCACGGTAAACTCCCCGGTAAGTTTCCAGTTGTCGTTCACCGGGTACCAGGAATGGACATTGGCAACGGTCCCGGAAGCGCTCGCGTCGCGCATGCCCCTGATGAGGATAGCGGCCTCGGTTGCGAACTGGGCAAGCGTATAGACACTGAACCCGTATGAGGAATAGAATGTCGCGTAGTTGATGCTGTTCATCCGGCAGTGCGCAGTGTCATTGCCCACGCCCACCGTATATAGCGATCCGTCGGGCGCAGTGATGTCGCACCGGGCAGTAACATACCCACTGCCAACATACCAGGTCACGTAATCATAGGAGATAGACGAAACCTTCGCCCGCACCACGGAAATCATGCCACCCGCATACGGGTACTTCGCCATGGTCGCCTTGACCGCAGCATGGTTCCTGACAAAGCTGGAATCGCGGTCAAAGTCCTCGACGCTTTCCCATATACGGCTATATGCCTGGTCTACCGAAATGCTACTGCTGTTCTTTGTGCTTACGTTCGACACCCACTCGACATACCAGGCCAGCAGTATCGCCTTGATATACGACGCGTCCACCTTGGAGCTTACCTTCTCGCGGATGTAATCATCGTAGGTATTGATGCCATCGTAATACATCGTCGGGTGAAACTTCCAGAAATCGGTTTCGCTTACGGATCCGGCCCAGACGACATTGCGCCCGCCCTTGTTGGCATAAAGGCACACCGGCCCGGCAATCACCGGGACGTTACGGCCATAGCCGTCCTTCGTGTCATACCCCGTATAGTCGGTCGCGTACTCGTTCGCCCCGCGGATGCTGAGCGCACGCAGGCGAAGGCTGATTTCGGCCGTATCGTCATCTACGTAGTAGCCAATTCCGGCATAGTCCTGCTTGCTGCGGCCGACCGTATAGAGCGACCTGCGGATTTCCCCGAGGTCGAGTGCATACTTGCCGACACCGTCCGTGTTGAGCTGGAACGCGCTCTCCGCCACCGCGCCATAGAAAGAACGCAGTGCGGCCCTGGCCGAGCCGGGCGTCCCGTGGGCGTTCTTGAACTCGTCCGCGGTCTCGGTGAGTGCATCCGCAAGCATGGAACGCAGCTCTTCCTTGCTGTAGTAGAACGCCTTGAAAGCGTCGCACACGTTCGGGATGAGCGCGGTGCCGGTACCGCCGGTCTCCTCGGTCCCGGCAAGGGAACTCACGAGCTTCTTGCTGTAATCAACCTCTCCGCCCTGCGCAACGACTTCGGAATCGGCAACCTCGGCGTAAATCCTGTTCTTCTCGTTAATCCAGCCGCTAGAATCCGTTCCCAGCATACTGCCGAGGGCGGAGAACTTCGTGCCGCCCTTCATCGAAGTAAGCGTGTAGCCAAGATCCTTCGATGCCGCATCGCGCATGTGCGCTTTCAGCTTGGCCCTCGCGGCCCTGCGGTCCAGCTGCCATTCCGCGCGGGTAGGCGCGTCCACGGTGACGGGCTGCTTGAACTTGTCGTCGTAGTAAACGACTTCCAGGCCCATGCCGCCATCGTTGTAGAACGGGGACATGTATTTCAGCGTCTTCTGCAACGCGTCATACCCGGTAATCGCCTTCCTGTCCTTCGGGGCAGTCTTGGTAAACCATTTCCGGCCATGCTCGCGGACACGGTCAAACCCGAGGCACCCGAGCGCGGCGCGATATACGTGGACATTGTTGATCCAGCTGAAATTCTGGGACTGCTGCAGGGTGTCCTTGTCCACCATCAGGAGATAGCGGGGGATATACTCGAACGTCACGGAAGATACGGCGGTGACTACCGGGAACGGGCTGTCGGCGGTATAGGTTTCCAGCGTGATCGCCAGCGGGCTATGGGTATCGGACGGGCCGTCGTCGGGGAGCCTGATGGCCTGCCCGTTTACAAGCGTGTCCGGCTTCCTACGGTAGGGGGTGGTGTTCGCCCTGACGATGCCGCTCTTCACGAGGTCATCGGCGACGAAACCCGCGGCGACGAACACGTCCGTATTCTCCGGCATGCCGCCCGCAGTCGTAGTTGTCCAGTGAAGGTGTATCACCCGGTTCGTTGCGCTCGCGACATTCCCGAGAAGCATCACCTCGGACCCGGTAGAGGCGGCTGCCGTGATTTTCTGGACATACTCCATCACGTTGTTCGTCACCCTTTCATTGAGGGTGGTCTCGCCCTCCTCGTCCTGTATAGACGCGAGCGTTTTCAGCGGGAGGCCACTAAGGTCCAGCTTGACCTTCGCGGTGGCCTTCATCGGCTTGTAATACTTCTCGTAATCGTAGAGTTGGGACATCGGAAACCGGGGTTCGGGTGCTAAAATCGAAGATACCCCTAGTTTATAACGAAAAAGGCGTCCCGGAACCCCGGGACACCCCACTCCGCACCAAGTTCTTACTATTCGTGGGCCGAATAGACCCTGTGCATCTGTTCAGTCATGCTGTCGCGTATCGCCCTGACAGCGCCGCCCGACTTGCCGGTATAGGTACCCGTGAACTTGCAGATATGCCCGGCAGACACGAAATCGGCCTTAATCGCGAGGATGTCGTCAGGCATTGCATATTCAATCGTCAAATGCGCCCCGATTATCAGCCGCAAAACCGTCCGGTCGTCATTCTGCGTAATCGTAAACTCGCCCATCCCGGACAGACCGCTCATCGCAAGGGCAAAAATCCGTGCAGGCAGTGCCGTATTCGGCCGCCCGTCGGCTGCTGCCTGGTCGGTAACCTGGCCCGCAACCCGGAACTTGTCGCCATTGGGAAGCATGTTCTCGGGGGTGACCTGGATGGGGTTCCCATTTATGTCAGTCGCCACCGCCGTCTGGAACTGGCAAGTGTCCTGGAAAACCGTCTGGAACCCGGGCTGAATGTTTTCGCCGTTCTTGGTAGCCTTTTCAAACTCGGAACGCATGCGGTCGGCGCCCTTGTCGAAAATTTGCTGGACCGGCGGGGCATACTGCGCGGACAGCTTGCGGTCAAGCCGTTCCTGGGCAGTGCCAACCGGGGTTTCCTGGCCCACCGGAGCTGCGCCGGCAGGTTTGGTGCGTTTGACATTAGTCTTTTTCTTAGCAGACGGTTTCTTCGGCGTATCAAGCGCCTTGGTGATTTCCGTCAGAACCTTCTTGGAACGTGTTGCCATGTCTGGCCTCCTTAAATTGCTTCGAGCTCGCCAAGGCGAGAGTATGCGCCATTGTTCTTGACTTCGAGCTTGTAGTCGAAAAGGTCGCGAACAACGCCGCCACGGTGGGTGATGACAAAGGCGCAGCCGATGTCGGGCACCATGCCGCGGATCATTTCAAGCATTTCGCGCATTGCGTTGTCGTCAGTGGACTGGTCGATGACTTCGTCGAAACTGATGAAGTTCAGCTTGAAGTTACCGAGCATGGCAGCGAAGTCGCGGAACGCCATGGCGATTGCGAAACCGACCTTGCGCTGCTGGCCCTGGGACAACTGCTTGTAGGTCGGGGCGATGCCCGGTCCGGCTTCGTATGTATAGTCCATCTTGCCGTCAAACTTAATCGTGACCGGAAGGTTGGTGCGAAGGAGGTTGTGGGCAACCGCCTTGTTGAAGCTCGGGATGAACACGTCAAACACCATCTTCTTCATGCCGTCATCGGCGCAGAGTTCAGTAATCGCATTGCAAATTGCCTTCGTGTCGCTCGTTTCGTTCATGCGGTCACGGGCGGCATCGCGGTCACGCTTCGCATTAGCAAGGCTACGTTCCGTCGTCCCGACAGCGTCGCTTGCGTCGGCGCTTTCCATTTCGGCAATCTTCTTCGCAATGTCGGAGTTGCGAACCTCAATCTGCGTGTTGCGGGAAAGGATGCTGTCGTGCTGTGAACGGATGGAAGAAATCGTTGAACGGATTTCGTTGATTTCTCCCTTGAGGTCGGAAATTGTTATGCCGTTGGATGCGATTGCCGTGCGGATCTGCGAAATGGCATCGTTGTTCCTGTGGATTTCTTCACGGATCGCATTGTTGTTTGCGAACGCGTCGGAAATCGAGGCGAGCTCACTCTCGATGGCGCTGACCTCGATGCCCATTTTTGCAATCGTTTCAAGGCAGCCGTCATAGCTGTCCTGGGCGTTCTTCACGGCAGCCCTTGCCGGATAGAGCGAACTGTTTTCGAACACGCCGATTTCGGAAATCTTGAACGCGATTTCGGTAAGACGATTGTCAATCTGGACAACATTGGCGTCAATGTTGGCAATTTCGGTGGCACCGCTAGTAATTTCGGACTGCTTGGACTTCTTGTCGATAACCAGGCCGCGGCACTTCTCGCGAAGCCCGTCAAGCTGCTTGTTGAGCTCGGCCTTGGTGTGCTCGACATCATCCTCCGTGGACGGCTTTCCGCAGAGCGGACACGGGACACCCGGTTTCACTGCTTCGGCCTTGGCCTTCAATTCGTTTGCCTGGCGGGTGAGCTCGCTGATGCTGCTGTCGATGAAGGAGATTTCGGTCGTCAGCTTGGTAGCACGGTTGTTGATTTCATTGCGGCGATTGACTGCAGCCAGCTTCTGCTTTTCCAGTTCAGTCTTCTCGGCGACGATTGCGTCCTTACCGAGCACAGCATAGTCACTTTCGACCGATGCCAGACGAGACTTTGCGCAATTCAATGCAGTTTCAAAGTTGGACTTCATTGCAACGGCGTTCTTTCCGTTTTCAAGCACCCGGGTTCGGTTGTTCAGATCGGTTTCTGACACGATCTTTGTGTTCAGTTCCTTGTTTTTTGCATCAATGCCGTCAATTTCAGACTGCTTTGCGGCATTTTCGGCGTTCTTTTGGTCAATCTGCTGCTGAATGAGGGCAATCTTCTGCTCATGACCGGCAATCGGCGTCAAAGTTGAAGCCGCTTCGGCCTTGTTGGCTTCAATCTGGGCATTGTTTCGCTCGATTTCGGCCTTCATGTCAGCAATGTTGCCCTTCTTTTCTTCCTTCATCTGGACAAGTATCTGGTCCAGGTTGGCAATGGACTCGTTAAGACGCTTGTATTCGTTGGATGCCACGTCAAACGCGATGGTGGCCTCGTTGAGGCGCTTGTTGTTGGCCTTCTTCCACGGGCCGAGCTGCATCATGATGAGGCTTTCGGTGATGTCACGGCGTTTCTGTGCCGGAAGGGACATGAACGGCTGAGCTTCCTGTGTATTGAAGGCGATGCTGCTCTTGAAAAGCGTCTCGTTGAACCCGAGGTAGTTCTCCTCGAAGTCGTCCTGGGAGAACCCGGCACGCTTGTTCTGCACAATCCACTTCCCGTCCTCGAGGAGGAAGAGGTCAAACTTGCTCTTGACAGTCTTTTCGCCCTTGGCGTTCGTATCGCCGGCCTTCATCGTCCTGAGAACGCGGCAGTCCTGCCATTCATCGGTGCCCGGCTTGCAAATGGCAAATTCAAGCTCCACGCTGAGTTCGGCACCCGGGTTCATCGTGTTGATGAGGTCCGGCTTGTTGCCGCCACGGTAAGAGTTGCCGTAAAGCGCGAAGTTGAGCGCCTCGACGATCGTGGACTTGCCGAAACCGTTGGAGCCGTAGCACATAATCAGGCCGTCCTTGAACTCGAACGTGTTCGTGGTGTTCCCATAGGACATGAAATTTCTGAATGTGAGCTTCTTGAATTTGATTTGGGACATATTTAACCTATATAAAAAGTGCGCAGCACAATGCTACGCACTAAAATATAGCAAATTTCCCGAAGGATGCTATTTCTTGCCCTTCTTCGGTGCCGGCGCGGCCGGCGCTTCGGGGGCAGGGGTAGCCGGGACTGCAGGCTCGATGACTACCGTCACCGGCGCCTTTTCCTCATGGGTTTCCTCGATTGCCGCGATGGTTTCCGCACTCGGCATGTCATCGTCCGCCCCGAGCGCGTCAAGGGCCTTGTCGAGGGCTCCCTGCTCGCCGCTGGAAAGGATGTCCATGGGGAGGTCGTCCTCGGCGGCCTTCTTCTGGACCTGCTTGCCCGCCTTCTTCAAGGCGCGGTTCTCGCGGGACTTCTTCTGCGCAGCTGCACGCTTCGCGTTGACTTCGGCAAACCTGGCGTCGTTCTGCTCGATTTCCTTGGCGGACATGGCCTTTTCCTCGGCTTCCTCGAATGCGCCGACTGCCTTGGCGATGACATCTTCCGTGATGACGCCGGTCCTGATGTCAAGGACCTTCAGCGCAGCGGACATGCGGTCAAGGGTCACTTCGGCGATACCGGTAATCTTGGAGATTTCCTTGACGGAGCGCCCGTCGTCAATCAGTTCCTGCACCTGGCGATATACCGGGGAGCTGTCAACAATGGTCTGGCGTTCCTTGTCGAACGCGGTGAGAAGGATGTCCTGGTTGAACTCGATGCCGCGGGCGTTCAGGTATTCGACCACGTCCTCGTAGTAGTTGCCTTCGAGGATGAGCTGGTCGAGCTTTGCGCGGGTAATCGGGAGACCCGGGAGGTTCACGTCGAACAGGGTGTCGGTACGGGCCGGGCCGTTCTTCACGGCGTCCGCGGCCTCGTCGAAGTCAGCCGGCTTGGTGAAAAGCGTTTCGGACTCTTCCACCACCGGTGCGCCGAGAAGGAACTTGCGGAGGTTCTGCATGGAGAGGTCGAGCTGGGTATAGCCGCCCGGACGTTCCTCACCCACGGCATAGTTCATTTCCTTGTCGGAAAGCACCGCGTACTTGTAAATACGCATCGCGTAGTTGAGGGAGTTGAAGCCGTTTGCGTTTGCCGCGTCGAGCGCCTGCTTCGTCAGACGGGCCCCGTTGCCGTCAACCCATTCGGCGCAAGTAGGCTGGATAGGACCGGCGAGAGGCTGCATGCCCATGCGATCATAAAGGAAGAAGGTTTCGCCACCGAAAAGCGTCTTGGCGTTCGGGGCGACCTTGCCCTGCGGGTTCGGACGCGTGTGGGTGAAGCAGTCGATGACGGAACCTACGCGGTTCGGCATCGGGTTCTTGGCGCCCATATAGACGAAATAGCCGGTGATTGCCCTGCTGCGGGTTCTCATTCCGGCTATCTGGATATAGTCCTTGAGCGAGCGCACCTGGCGGAAGTCAATCCACACGTATTCGTTGTCCATGAGGCAGATGCACCATTCCGGGCTCTTGCGCTTGGAAAGGTGGTCGGCCACGATGTCGCGGCGCTTGGTCCACCCGCCCTCGATACGGGGCATGAGGCGCACCTTTTCGCCATAACGTTCGCAAATGCCGTCAATCCAGGGACGGTTCCCCGAATCGTAGACATAGACACAGTCAAAACCGAGGGCAAGGTGGAAATCCAGCCACTCGGTAAGTTCTAACGGGCGTTCACCCGATACGTGGAGAAGACAGTTAAGGTACATATCGTCAACCTTTTTCTTTTCCACGAAAACTAGGTTTTGACTAGAAGGACACGCCCGGGCCCGAGAACATGTCGATGTTGTCGAAGTCCACGAGCTCCTGTTCGCTGACCTTGTCGCCCAGGGTCGGCGCCTCCTTGCGGTAGACATCGGCCTTGAAGATGGACGGATCGCGGTCAACGTCGGCCTTGTTGTTCAGCAAGTAGAAACCGAAGGAACGCAGCTGCTTCACCGTGGTCGCCCTGGCGGAGGAAATCCCGGTCATCTCCATGGGACGGTCGTCAGGAACTTCCGGTTCCGGCGCAGAAATCGCCTCGGTAATGACATCCTTGACGTCCTGCGGGACCATGCTGAGGTCAATCAGGGTCCTGTTGCGCATATACTGGTCCGCCCAACCGTTCTCCTTGGCCACATCGTAAACCGCAGAGCAGTTTTCGAGCAGCTTGATCGCTGTCGGTTCACCCAGCTGGTTCGCCTTGCCGGGCTTGAACTTGCCGGTCTTCTCGTCAACGAACGCCATGCCGGAAATGTTATCGGACGTATCGCCCGAGAGCACCTTCGCATCGAGGTATGCCTTCGGGTACTTGCATACGGTAAACGTTTCCGACACATGGTTGAAGATTTTGAGGTTCGGTAGGTCAATCTGGCTCAAGTCGGAGTCGCGGGTGATGATGATTACGTCATCGCAATGCGGCGCATACTTCATGGCGGAGGCATAGACAATGTCGTCACCTTCCGCGCAATCGACACCGATTGCCCGCGCACGGAACACCGGGGCAATTTCCTTCGCGAACTCGTCCTTGTAGGACATCCAGTAGGACTTCTCGACGAAGAACGGCCAGTCCTTGCTCTTGCGCTGCCCCTTGTATGCCGGGATAATCGGCTTGCCGGAATCCGTGGTGATGTCCCACAGCATTTCCTGCTTTTCCTTCGGGAGCTTGCCGAGCTTGCGGTGCGCGACAATCTTCGTCGGGTCCTGCAAGAACTCGCGGTCCTTCGCCTTGATAGGGGTCACCTCGAAATTCCGGCCACCGTCCTCGTCAGTGGACAGGAGCCTTACCGCGTATGCGTAGTTGTCCGCACACACGTAATAGTATTTCTTATCCACATAGACGTCGGCATGTTCGGCGTAATAGTCCTTGACGAACTGCTTGCGCCACGCGTGCTTGCCTTCGAGCGCGAAGATGAGCTGACGCGGGTTGAACAGCGCGATATAGTCAAGGACACGCTGGAACATCATGTTACGCCACCTGAGAAGTTCGTCGTCCGCACCCATAAGTCCGAGGGTCTTCTTGGCGGCGGGTGTCTTCATGGAGAACATCAGGTGGTACGAAAGGGAAGCCCAGTCGATAACGACCAGGCGGTTCCCCACATACGGGTACGACGTCACCCTCGGCTCTGTCAAATACCCGGGCTGCATTACTTGATCCCCGTGCTGCCGAAACCACCGCGGTCAGCGCCTTCGAGACGGCATTCTTCAAAGACGAGCTTCGGCTGGTTTTCCATGATACGGAACTGGGCGATGCGGGCACCCTTTTCGATGGTCACGTCGCGGGTTGCGTAGGCCGGGAAAATCCACCAGTCGTTCGGGCCGCAGTAGCTGCAGTCGATGAGGCCCATGGAGTTGGCCTGGAGCACGCCGTAGTTCTTGAAAGTGGAGCTGCGCGGAATGACATGCGCTTCGAAGCCTTCCGGGAGCTTCATTGCGACGCCAAGCGGAATCTTCGCGAGTTCGCCGGCTTTAAGAGTAACGGTTTCGGCCGCGGCGAGGTCGATCCAGTCGGATTTGCCATCGACATATTCGAGGCGCTTGATACTGTCATTGAGATACTGAATTTTAATCTGCTTAGTCATCATTAGACTGCTCCTTGCTGTTGGAATGGATTTAAGAAAAATTTCTTCTTGTACACGCTGCCGGATGCCTGCTGGTTGCCCTTCGCCGCATCCTTCTTCGCCTTGGCGGCCTTTGCCGCCTCGATAGCCTTCAAGATACGCTCCATGATATCCTCCTCGGTGATACTCACGCAGTAAATACCTTCAAGGTCGATGCGGTTCACAGGAATCTTGTCGGCATCGTAGTAGGACTTCCTGAACTTGGCGAACTGGCGCAGAAGCCCGTTCATCTGGAGCTGTGCCGGCTTCCCGCGCCACGGACGGCCCATGTAAGACGCATCGTCAACCAGGTCGAACACCCTCGCAAGCGGCTTGGCCGGATGCTTACGGACAATGCGGCCGATTGACTGCACCACCATGTAGGGGCTCTTCGCCGGATCCGCCATTATGAGGTTATGCAGCAGCTTGATGTTCACGCCCTGCTGCATGCAGCCGTAGGTCGCGATGATGATGTTTCCCGTGCTCGCCTCGATGGACTTGCGGATTTCCTCTCGCTCGTCGGTCGGGACGTCACCCTTGATTACGAAATACTTGAACTCCGGGTGGCGCTCCTTCAAGAAGCTCATCACCATTTCCAGGTTGTCGATGTAGCGGAACAGGATAACCGTGTTTTCCGCAGTCGTAATCTTGCCGGCGCGAATGAGCATGTCGATGATGTCCTTGCGGGAGCTGTTCTCCGTGGCCATATCGAACTCGGTGTCGTAGTGCATGCTCTTAATCTTCGGGCGGAGCTTGGGCGGGTACGGGATGAACACCGCCTCCACCTGCACCGGCGTAAGGATGCCCTTCTCCACCAGTTCATGGAGGTGGACAATCTCCTCCTTGCGTCCGAGGCCGCTCTCGATATAACCAGCGTCAAGGCCATCATCCGGGAGGGTTCCCGAAACGCCGACCTTGAAGTTATTGGCGTTCTCGCACAAGGACAGGATTTCGCGCAGCTTCTGGCCGCGGGTGGAGTGCGCCTCGTCCACGATCACCGCATCGAACACCTCGAAGAAGGACGCCCGCTTGTTCTGCAGGGTCTGCCAGGTCGAAATCGTAATCGGTTTCAGCTTGGCCTCTTCGCCGAGGTTGAGCGCTTCCAGGCGGGCCTTCTCGGCCTTCGTCAGCTTGTCCGTCGAGGTCGAGTGCAGCAGAGTGCAATACAGGCCGGCGTGGTCCCATCCGTAGTCGTCATGGAAGTCGCTGAAAAGCTGTTCCACGAGGTTAGTTGACGGGACGATGATGAGGACACGGCGCCGGTGTTCGCGTTCAAGCAGATACCGGGCAATAATCATCATCGAAAGCGACTTGCCCGCACTGGTGCATGCCAGCAGGGAAATGCGTCTCCCGTTGATCGCACGGGTCGCAAGCCTAATCTGGTGGTCATACGGGACGAGCGGCTTGCCGGTCTTCGCATTGTGTATGTTCAGCGTGCTCGCATAGGAACGGATGGCCTGTTCCGTCACCGGTCCATGCGGGGGCCTGAACATGTTGTCGATTTCCTTGGCGAGGCCAATCTTCACGCCGACACCGAACTCGGTGCGCAACAGCTTGGCCACGCGCGGGATAAGGCCGACCGGGAGCATGCGCGTCTTGCGGTCGAAAAATTCGACCACGCACTCGTGCTTGTTCATCCCGAGGGACTTCGCCATGAAGCCCTTGCCCTCGTCATAGAACTGCATCGAGGTATAGACGTAGTTGTTCACCCTGTTCAGGTCCTGAACTGAACTGCCGTAATAGTCGACGCGGCAGTTGAACGCGTCTGCGGGAACAAACATGACTGTCACCCTGGACGTCAGGCTCATTCAAGGACCCCCATACCGGAACAGAGTTCGCGGATCGTCTTTTCGACCGTCTCGTCGTTTCCGGCGTCAAAGAAGGACTTGCGCACGAGATAGAACATCTTGCCGGCATCGGTATTCAACCCGACGAGGACCGCCTTGTAGCGATGGCCGACAACCAGCCTGTTGTCAGTGTCATTGTAGATGTTCAACGGCATGGCCGTCTTGGCCTGTTTCGCATAGAGTGCCAGGAGATCGGCCACGCATCGGTTCACGCAGGATTTTCCGGCCTCCTGGATTAAAGTCGTCAGAACTTCCGGCGGAAGCGTCTCGCCTTCGCCACCGGCGAGCTCGGCCTCAATCGTGATTTCATACTGCGGTCTGCCGTCGGCAATATATGGGCGCGGGGTGACCGACACCACGGCATCGGGCTTCGAGATACCCTTCCTGGCATTGCGGACTCCATACACCTCGATGAAATGGGAAGACCTGTTCATGCGGCCTCCTAGCGAACCATGTCAATATTTGCAATCGTAGCCGCTTCGGACTCGACCGTTCCGATATACACCGTAATCGGCTGTCCGCCTGCACCCGGGATTGACGCGTAGGAACACAGTGCCATCTGGCCACCGTTCGCACCCGGGGCGTAACGAAGTTCTACCGTGTAGTCCATGCCCATCGAGTCCATAATCTTGAACATCTCGATCGGGAACATACGGAGGACCGAGTTGGCGTAGGCCTGCTTAACGATTTCGGCATCTACCATGATGTTCGGGTACGTGTAGTCGAGGTCAACCTGCTGTCCGACCGTGCCCCGGAGGGTCACGGTAATCTTGTTCTCGTAGCAGGTAATGGTCACGTTGTCGCAACCCGGGGCCAGCTTGCGGCTCCTGAACAAATCCTTGATTGCGTCCTGAGTAAGGCACAGCTTTCCCGCGAGTGCGAGCGGGTTTTCGTCCGGCATCGCCGGGATGTCCTTGCTGTCTTCGGTAAAGAAGGCCAGGTCCACCATGCGGCAGCGGAGCGTCTTCTTGTTGCCGATGAACTTCACGAAGTCGTATGCGTGACCGGACATGGAAATTTCGCGCACTAGGCTGATTTCGCCACCCTTCGGGTAGCCGATTGCGGTGACATAGTCGTTGAACTCGCGCAGCGAGGAAAGGCCAATCATCTCACCTTCATAGTTGAAGTCATCCGGCGATGCCGCGATGTGGAAAAGCAGGCCGTTCTTGGAATAGGACAGGCGGGAAAACCCGTCTTCCTTGAACAGAAGGACCGGTGTCTGCGGCAATGCCTTGACTACCTTCTGCAAGACCGCATAAAATTGTTCCGAAAATGTCAATGATGCCATGGTTCGTCTCGTTTCAATTTTTATGAAATATAGCAAAAAATACAGTTACAGTCATCACGTGTGCCGATAAAACTTGATTAGGAGATCCTCGATACGGTTCCATTCCAGTGTCCCTGGCTTTATCGGCTGGTCGGCGCACATGGAGCAGTCAACCGGAATCTGCAACAGTTTCAGACCCATTCGGGTGAGGACCACCGAAATGACCGCGGCCATCATACGCTGGCCGACATCGCCCTCAACCAGCGGCGAGAACTGGCGCAAGTCGCCGAGGACATCGCCGTAAATACCGCGGACAGCGATGAACGGGCCGTCGAGGACAACCACCTGATGCGAACCGTTCACCGAACGCTTGCCCATTACCCACTCGCTCGACTTCAAGTCCGTCGGGAACGTCGAATAGATGCCGTATGACGGGCCGTCTATCCACGATCCGTTATGCAGGAAATTCTCGTAGCCGAATGCGCCGACGGCAGCGACATCCGGCGGGACGGCATCCAGTTTTTCCGGGAACCCCATGTCGTTGATGACGGTGTTGCCGCCCACGAGCACATACCACGCGGGAGGCACCGCCGGCTTGAACGAGACCACCTTGTCATAGGCATTGGAAACCAGGCTGAACGAGTTGGACTGCTCCTTGTTCGACTTCACCGGCAGATACAGCTCAGGCGACCTTACCACATAGGCGTCCTTCTCGGGCATGCGGTCGGTAAACATGCCCGACGAGTAGCCAAGCGTGTGGACGACATAGACATTCAGCGGGACCTTCGACGTCTGCAACAGCATCTTCGGGGTTACCCGCTCGCGTTTCGGCGTGATGCCCAGTATCTGGCGCAGTTCGTTCTGCTCCTTCTCCGCGGCGTGTGCCCGCTTGCGTTCCTCCCTGTACTTGGCGTCGCGTTCCAGCGCGTTCCTTTGCAGGGATGCCTTGATGCCGAGTTCAATCGAGTTCTTCCTGATCGGGAGAGGCGCCTCCGGCGCGTGTTCCTTCGCCTCCTTCGCCTTGCGCTTCATCGTCTTGCGCATGCCGGCCGCAATCTTCATCCTGATGCTCTCTTCCTTGGACTGGGTAAGCTGCCGGACACCGTGCGGGTGACGGTGGACACCCTCGCGGGCATCGTCGATTTCCGGGATGGTGTGCATCTCGGGCGAGGCCTTCACGATGGCTTCCACGGCAGGCTTGTGATACCCGTAGATGAAAGGATACTGGTCCGGCTTTCCTACATAGTTCTTACGAAATTCTTCCTGCGTCATCACATACCGGCGGGTCGTGTAGACGTCGCACTTGCCGACGATGAACTCGTTCACCCACCCGACGGTACGGTTGAACTTCGCACATATCTGGGCAGGGGTGTAATAGCAGGAATGTTCCCCGTATGCCTTCATGCACCACTCGCGCATGTACCACCGGTCCATGCTCTCCCTGGTGTAGTAGCCCGGGCGGCCCGGGACGACTTCGAGGTGCTTCGTAATCTTCTTGAACTGCCACACGCTCCGGCGCATGTACATCGCCGCGAGCTTTACCGGAAGCGCGTCGGGAAGCGGGTTCCTGCGGAAGGTCTTCCGGCAGTTTTCCAGCCACGACGCGAGGTCCGACTTGGTAATCTTGCGGCGGGCTCCCTTGACACCCTGGATACGATGGACCGGCATCACCCCGCGGGCAATCGCGGCAGTAAATGCTGCAGTGTCCTTGTAGCCGCAGAAAATCGCGGCCTCGCCGGAACCCAGCGGCTGGCTCCCTATCCACCGGAGGCTATCCGGGAGGAAGTAACTGCGGAGGAACTTGTCATACTCGCCCATGTACACATACAGGTATCGCTCGCCCGGCCTGCGGTGGGGCGTGATGCGTCCGAGCTGAATCTGCTTGTAGAAGTTCTTCACGTCCACGCCGGTATCGGCAACGAGCGTGTCCACGTTCACCTCGGCCATCGGGTGGTCCGGGACCTTCACGGTAAACCCCCGGCGATACATCTCGGCGACGACCTGCTTCCACAGGTATGCCTTCGTCCGGTTCTGGCAGACGATATAATCCACCCTGGAAAGCAACCCGAGCTCGGACAGAAATTCCTGGCTTATCCCGAACACCTTCGCGATACGGCGGGCGGTGAGATACTCGTCGTCGCCAACCCGGGAGACGTTCTCGAAATTGGTGAACGAACCGTACTGCACCTCGAACTTCACGAGGCGCTTTCGGACACCCAACTTCATGTTTGCGATAGTAGTCTTTGCCGGCATAGTGGACTAGATAAAGGAAATTGAATGTTTGCTGTTCTGGATATGCGCGTTGTTCTTCATGGCGTTCCGTCGCGCTTCCATCTTCGCCTTGAACATATCCTTCTGGATATTGCCAAAGCGCATCGTCATGACGATGTCCGCCATATCCTTTTCACGGATGCGCCTTTCGAGGAACGCCGGGTCCACATAGCCGGAGCTGTCCAAAGGCATCTCCCCGGCAAGGACAGCGGCGTTGATATCCTTCGATGCTATTCCTTCCCAGTCGAACCACCGGAACTGCTTGGAAATCGCGGAAACGGAAGCCTGGCGGCCGGCGACATCGTTATACGGGTTATCCCATATAACTACCGCGTTATTGATATACTTCCTGATTTTCGGGTTATCGGCCATCGTCTCGGCAAGATGGGAAATGCCGCCAATGGCGATTGAATTGCGGATAAACGTCGAATCCAGCAATCCTTCGAGGATGTAGAAGCGCTTGGTAAAATCGACAAAGTCGATGTTGTATGCCTCGCGCCGAACTCCCTTGAAGTTCAGGTACCGCTGCTCGCTTTTCGGATCCATGTCTCGGGCATCGAACTGTCCCCACAGCCCGCCAAACTTGTAGTATGGCATGATGATACGGTGACGGTATTCGTTGCCTATCGGCCGCGTCGTGCCCGGATAATACTGGATGGAACCGTCCGGGTTACGGTGATAAAACTGTTCGCCCGTCCGACAGGCAAACCATGTCTCATACACGTCCTTACGAATCTTTCGCCCGGCACAGATGTCCCTGGCCTCCTTTGCTAGGGGGTCGGACGGGTCGGAAAGGGACACGAGCTCCCCGGGCATAAACGGCAGTGTCGGGACGACCCGCTGAACCAGCGGCTTCTCGGCAGGCTTGGTGCCGCCCGTCCGATTGTCGTCATCGGTTATGGCATAGGTGATAAGCTCATGGTATTCGTCCGGGTAATTTTCCTGCAACAGCTTCAACAAGGACCCGTCGAAACACCCCTTGAAGCACGTTGTCTTCCAGGTGTCCTTGTAAATCCATAACTTTCGCTTGTGCGCCTGCTTCATATCCCCACAGAATGGACATACGCATTCGTAGTGGTTCATCTTGTCCTGCAAATTCAGGTGGCCGAACAACTTACGGATGATCCCGTCATAGGCGGACAGCGGTATGTTATCAAAACGTAAACCCATGTTGCATAAAATATAGCAAAAACATAAAAGAACCGCCCCCGTGTATGGCACAGGGGCGGCTCCGCTCAAATCAGACCGTATTAGAACGGAAGGTCGATGTCATCATCGGCACCGCCCGGCAACTCGTTCATGAGCGGCTGGGTCTGGGGCTGAGAATAACCGGGCTGAGCCTGCGGCTTCATCGTGGGCGCGAAGTTGCCCTGCGGTTGCGGCTGGGTCGGGGCCGGATTTCCTGCGGCAAAGCCAGGATTTCCTGCGGCCTGGTACTGCGGGGCAGCTGCAGCCTGATACTGAGGATTGCCATACTGCGGCTGTCCACCGAACGAAAGCATGTCGTTCACCGGTTCAGCCGGGTTGGCTGCGGGGGCAGTATATGCCGGCTGCTGGGCCGGTGCGGCATAGTTCTGCTGCACACCACCGACCGCGAGCGGGTCGTTTGCCGGAGCGCCGAAGTTCTGCTGTCCACCGCCGAGAGCGAGCGGGTCGTTTGCCGGGGCAGCAAAACCCGCCTGGGCCGGAGCCTGGCCACCACCGATGGCGAGCGGGTCGTTTGCCGGAGCGGCCGCGTTGCCGAAGTATTCGGCGCCGCTGACCTGGTTCATCGGGGCACCCTGGTTGTAGCCAGTCTGCTGCGGCTGCTGTGCGCCGGGCATGGTGAACGGGGCCTGGGTAGTCGGGATGATGCCGTTTGCTGCACCACCGTTCTGATAGCCGCCATTCTGGGCCTGCTGTCCCTGGAAACCGGCTGCGGCCGGGTTCTGGGCTTCGTTGACGAGGCGCCAGAAGTCTGCCCATTCAGCTTCTGCCTTGGCTTCGTCAGGCATATCCTTGTAAAGTTCGTTCAAGTCCGGGCATGCGTTAAGGATGGCAAGCATTTCCTGGTCAGTGCCGGCGAGCGGAGTGCTCTTGTCTGCCCATGAACAGGTATCGTAAGTGACGCGATTGGTTTCAGTATTCCAGGACGGGGTGACGAAGAAGTCACGGCCATGACGCGGGTCATACGGAATGAAGAATTCCTGCTTCTTTGCTTCGGCCTGTTTTGCCTTCTGCATGGCAAATTCGTCATTCGGATCGGCCTGGGCGGCAGCCTGGACCGGCGCGTTCGGGTTCACGCGGCAAGGAGCGTCGAGCATCTCCTCGACCTTGTGAGTGTGTTTCCACCACTTAATCTGGTTGTTGAATTCAGTGTGCTGTGCGTCGTTGCGAACGAGCACGTTGGTATACCAGTATTCGTCTGCCCAGAGGTTCTTGCAATAGGTCTTTGCAACTTCCTTGGCAGCCTTTTCGTTGGCACCCTGCTGCTGTTGCTGCTTCTTGATGCTGTTGAAGATCTTGCCGATTGCCTTGCAAATCGGGCAAGTCTGACCCGGAATAGTTTCACGGCAAAGGACAACCTTGAGGGTCTTGCCGTCTGCCGGGTTCTTCAAGAAGTGGGTCTTGAGACACACGGACGGATAGAGATTTTTCTTGAGGCCCTCGAGACCACGGGGGAGAAGACGCACACGCGCCTTGTATTCCATGCCAGGTCCGGTAATGCCGGTCGGCTTCCACACGTTGGGGTTTTCTTTTCTTTCCCCGGAACCGAGGTTTTCGGGGGCTGCAGCGGGAGCGCCGCAAGCGAGGACGTCCATCTGCTGGACGCTGGGATCGTTGTACTGTTGAGTCATTGTTTTCACCTCTTTGGTCAAATTGACCACATTGTTGGAACTTAGGTATTACAAGTTTATAATATAAAAGTCCCTGTTCCCGTGAAATATAGCAAAAATCATGGGAACTGGAACGTTTTGAAGTAAAAAGATTTTTACATCAGTTCTGGAACAGGTATCTCATGGCAGCCACTTCGCCGCCAAAGAACCCCGGCCACATGTAAGTGTAGTCCTTCGTGGCGATGACGTTGGCCGTCCGCCCGTTGCGGCTGACCTCATACACGCCGCTGGAACCTTCGCAGATCGCCGCATGCGCGTTGGACTCGGTCACACTACACTTTTCAAGCCAGGGCATATCCTGGACAAGACGCTCCCGGCTGCCGAACGGAGCCGGGCGGGTTTCATTTTCCATCGGAACTGGACTCCAATTTTTCCGACACCTGTTTAGACTTTCCGGCAATGCGACGGCAGATGTCATCGACCGTTTCCGGCGCCTTTGCAGGTTCGGCCGGGGCTTCGGGTTCGGCGTTCCGCTTGGACTGGTCGGTCAGGCGCAGGCGGGTCTCCGCCACTCCGATTGCCTTCTGCACCTTCGCTTTCAGATCTTCCTCGGCCGGCATCTCGAAATCGAGGTCGTCGATGTGGAACTCCTTCAAGTCGTCCATGACGCCGTCCATGACATCCTTGAAGTCGAAGCCGATGCGCTTTTCGACGGCGTTCTGGATGACGTAGAGGTCGGAGAGCTTGGCAGCGGCGCCGTCCAGCTTCGGATCAAATTCCGTCGGCATATACGGCTCGTAGTCGTCATTGATGTGGTAGCGGTTGATACCGTCCGCGTCCGTCTTGAACTGGCCAATCTGGTCGACGGTTTCCTGCGGCATCGGTTCCGACGCCTTGGTCTGCTCGTCGTCGGCCTCGTATTCCGGCGCAGCCTCGAACATGTCGCCAATGACGTTGCCGTCCTTGTCCGTGCGCTTGCGACCGATAAGCGGGTTGCGCTCCTGCACGGCCGCGAGCCACTTCGTGTATGCCGGCGTGGCGACCGCGACTGCGGTCCCTGCCGCATGGAGGTCGTTCGGGTCCATCGGGCGGTTCGGGTCAACCGGAAGGTTCATCGTAGCGGCGACCGCCGGAAGCAGTTCGACAGCCTTTGCGTGGCTGCGCACTGTCGCGTCGGCCCTATAATTCGCTTCCGCCGTCCTGAAATTCGGTACAACAAACTTACTCATTGAAATCCTCCATTCCGGCCGGGGCTTCGCCAGTCTCGGCCGCTTCGTGGGACAGCACGTCCGCCGCGTGAGCCTTGGCGTTCTCGATGTCGTCCTCGTCTGCCTTGATATTGTGTTCCTTCGCGAGAATCAGCTTGATGTCATTGTCAAGCATGAGCGCCAGGCGCTCGACCTCGACATACTGCTCGATGGCGACAAGGATGCGCGTCATCCCAGTCTTCTCGTCTTCGAGGTCGCGGTACGCCTCGTAAATAGCTGCGTTGAACTTCTCGGCCGCCTTGGCGATAAGGTTCGCCGGCATCGTGAGGACGATACATGCGTCGCCCTCGTACCGCGGCTTTTTCAGGGCTTCGTTAATCTCGTTGAAAATCTGTTCAGAAGTCGCATCCGCAATCTTCTTCCCGTCGGGTGTCCTGAACATACAGGCCTCGTTATACTTTCCTTGCCGGAAACTAGGTTTTGCTGCCCGTTTTCGCCTTCTTGCGCTTCCTGGGCTTGCGCTTCGGACGGTCGTATTCGACGCCCTTCATTATAATCGAGGAATCCGCCAGCGAAGATGCCCCGGCAGTAGTCGTCGTGGTCAGGAACAGGAGGTCGGCCTCGGAAAGGGCCTCCTCCCCAAATTGCTCGTAGCGCAGGTGCTGGTGGAGAATTTCGCACATCCAGAACGCATCGCACAAGTCGGCCATCGGGGACTCGAACTGGCGCAGCTTGTCGAATACCGCGGCCGGATAGTATTGCGGGAACCTCGCCTTGAAGGCCAGGCACATCGGCATCTTCTCGTCGTCCTCGTTAGAACCCTTGCCGGTAGCATAACGCTTGATTTGACGAATGCCATAATTGAGGTAGCCAATCCCGGCCTGGAACAGCGCATAGCGGACACCGCCGCAAAACTCGCAGACCTGGACAATGGAGCCGGAACCCTTCTTCAACTTGGAATACGCATAGTCCTCGATGCCCGCATACTGGACACCCTCCATGGCTTCCGTGATGAGCGGATAGGCGAGCGACATGCGGTGCGGCATCGACATCTTGTCATATTTCAGCGCAGGGGCAATGTGGGCAATCTTCACATTGTCCTCCTCGATGGCATACTTCTCGATTGTAGTATAGCCGCGGAACTTAATAGAAGAGACCTCGAGCTTGTCGTCGAGGTCCATTATTACCATGCCCGTCGAAAAAATCGAAGGGTCTATACCGGCGATGCGCATAATAACTAGCCTCCACGAGGAAAACTAGGTTATTTAAGACGCCTTTCTGCCGGTAAGCAAGTTGTTGGAAGTTCCGGGCCGGAGGTTTCCGGCAGAACCCGGGGACACCTGCTCGATGGACGGATCCACCGGGACGCGCTTTCCCCCACCGCCACCTGCGCGAAGCGCACGCTGCTCTTCCATTTCCTGCTTCACGAGTACCTGCCACTGCTCCTCTTCCTCCGGCGTAGTAGACTGCCACCGCATGGTGGTGAAGTCGCACTTCGTGGAGAAGGACTTGCCCGCCGGTCCGAAACGGCTTTTCAGGATGATGTTCATGCGGAAGCAGTTCTCGTTCATCGCGTCGTTACTGGTGAGCGAGTAGATAAGGTCGGCGGTGTTGTTGTAGCCGCTGGAACCTTCCACGTTCTCCATGCCCGCGAAAATGTTGTGGTAGCCCGTCCTGTTGAACTGGACCGCGGAAAGCACCGCGATGCGGCGTTTCTTCGCGATGTCGCGGAGCTGTTCGCACTTTTCCACGCCATCCTGGAACATGTTGTTTCCGTTGGCGCCACCCTTGTTCGGCTTCGCGATGCCGAGGTAGTCAACGATAAGCAGATCGACCTTGCGCCCGGTAGCCGCCTCGATTTCGTCGAGGTACGTGTTAATCTCTTCCGGCGTAGTCGTGGTCGGCAAGTCAAGGATACGGAACATCCCGTAGGGCTTCCCGATCTTCGCGCTGACCATCGTCGCATAGTCGTTGAGTTCCTGCGCAACCTCTTCCTCGTTGCGGCCGAAGAACTCCCAGTGCGGCTTTCCGGTAACGTTCGCGGCAAGGCGGTTCCATATTTTCTCCTCGCCCATTTCGAGGGTGATATAGACCACGTTGTAACCGTTCTCGATTGCAAAGGCACCTTCCGACACCATGCACAGGGTCTTGCCCTTGTTGGGCTGGCCGAAAATAAGGGAAACCGCGGCGCGGTAATACCCGCCGTGGAACTTTCCCGGGTCACGGTTCTGGTTGGTGAAAATCGAAAGCGCGGAAATCCTGGTCGGAATACTTTCTTCCGGGTTGTTCAGGCGCCGCATCATCTCGACGGCATCCTGGATGAACTCCTGGCCGATGTTGGTGGAAAGCGAGAACGCGAGGACACGCTGGACTTCCGGTATCATCGCCCGGACGGCATCCATCTCGTGGTTGTGCCAGTGCTCCGCCTGCTTGACCAAAATCCCGTGGAATTTCTTTTCCCGGTAAAAACTCTCAATCATGTCGGAACAATACTTGTCGTCCATCTTCTGCAGGGGGGACCCGCAGATGAACTTCAACCTGTCCCTGACCTCGCCCCCTATCCCGACCGGTTCCAGGCTCGTGTAAATTTCCTGCGAGTTCGGGAGCTTATTGTACTTCTTGATAAACGTGCGTATTAGCTTGACAAGCGACTTGTTCCCGTTATTGTCGAACAAGCCCA